CTCAGCAAAGTCTTGTAGGTTTCCAAATTCAAATGAGTCTTTAGGGACAAGTCGATAATCTATCCGTGTCTTCATATTTATTAATTAAATCCAACTTTTGCATTGTTACCTGCAATATCGTTAGGAATATAATCTTTAAATCGGTTTGCCTGTTGTGCAATGATTTTTTTGCGATCAGCATAATTTCCACAAGCAGCGCAAGGAAGACATCCTTTCTCTGGATTGAATAAAGGAATGGAGGAATACAATGGAACAACGGCATCATTTTTAAAAGGAGTGATGTATTTAAACGGGAAGCTAGTTACTTCTCTAGTTGCTGTTGTAATTGATGGCATATTAGCAAGGGTTTTGGGCCAGATATTGTTTCGCCGCATTGCTTGCTGCATTTTCAGCAAGAATGCCAGCTTGGTTTTTTGCATCAATTTGAGATATGCTAGAAAGAAAGCTCGCTGATGCTGTTGCTGAAATAGATTTACTTGGATTAGCAGTGCATGGAAGACTAACCGTTCTATACTCTTTAGCCCACCAAGATTTCTGAGATGTGTCAGCTTGCTCGTATGGGCTTGGCAGGAGATCAACGGTGAGACTGGTTCCATCCTGAGAAATAACACACGATTTGACTTCTGGAGAATTAGGAACACCCGTGCTGCGCTCGCTCCAAGGATCAAGGAATACCCTCAATGACTCAACGCCAAATTCACCGCACCACTCGATAAGCATGGAGAATGCCTTATCAATGTCGTTGGTCAGTTTTGATTCACAGGTAATATACGATGCCCTTCTGGTGGTGCTTTCTGTTATCAGCCTGCGATATTGTGTATTTAGAAAGCCAAGACCCTCTATCTCGTCAGAAAGATCTGTATTGACCCACTGATAATCGTCAGTAACTGCCAATATTTTTGTCTCAAGAATACTTTGATATGTCCCCTTCGATCCTCGATACGAAGCCTTGACATCCACAGTTCCGCCGATTTCGCAAGCCTCAATTTCACCATACTGGAATTGCTTGAAATCAAGGCCATCTCCTAAAAGCCCAGTTTCCATCTGGCAGTAAATTCGATTGACTTTTTCAATGATTCCACCATCTGGATCTATGTCAAAATAGGTATCAGCCCTGCGCTCGGTGAATGCCTCCCAGAGATGATTGTATGAGCCATCATTTGTTGCTGAGTAGTCAACGGAAAAATGGAAGCAACGAGGCGCACCATCAATCACTCCAGAAATCCATTCTACGGGACGAGTGCCAGTCCATACGCCACACCATGCAGGAATCTTCTGTGTCCCCCACTCTGCCGCTGGAGCATAGTCAAGAACCATTGTAGCGGCATTGCAAGGCTCAAGATATGGCACAGAATAGAGAAGGTAATTCTCGAATGTCATCGCGCAAATCTTGGATGTATCTCCAGCCATGTATGCCTTAACACGAGCCATCTCGACATCACGATAAAGCGACTGAGATGTGATATAGGCAGATGCCGCGATGTCGGCAGAAATCAATCCACCTTGTGAATACCACCAGATTTGACCAGCTTGGAATGAGATTGATTTGCCAGCAACGCAGCCAATCGTTGGATACAATGTAGTCTGGAAGTTTGCCGTGCTTGCCCATTGTGTCCGATCATAGATTCCGCTTGCCAGAGAGTATGTGGCACGATCAGTAAAAACGATGAGCTTTGTGTCATTGTTCTGACCGATGTAGTTCGTCATACCAGTAACAACGCGAGCAAATGCAAAGTCACCACGACCAGTTCCAGTCAGCCTCTCAGTAAAAGAAGTCGGGTCTCCAAGGTCTGACGCCAATACAATATTCTTGGCAGAAACCCAAAGGCGATTACCGCTAAAAGCCATCCAGTATCCAGTAGGAATGGAAGTTGTCTGGATGCCAGTTTGATTTGATCCATCCCAGTATGCAGGGGCGGAAATGCCATCTTGAATTACAACGATTCGATGCGATGGAGTTACCGTTACATCGCCACCAGTTGAAACCTGTGCGGTCTGGGTTGCTAGAGTAAAAACAAACTGATCTACGCTTGAATCAAGCTGGATATTTTTGAGTCGAAAATCTTCCCAGCTTTTAGGTTGAGTTAATGGAAACGGAGAGTAGTAAACGCTGCCATTTACAGCAAAGACCACATAAGGAATTTCATCAGCAACAACACTAGTTCCATCTGGATTGAAAATCTGTGCTGGAATAACTTTTGTTACTCCATTTTGGACTATTGACTCGGATGCGTTAGACTGCTTGTTGGATGAAAATAAAATGCCTCCTTGAAAGTTGCCGGGAGGCAGAGAAAGCCTCATAGAATATCCCGGCCTAGTCTGGACTACTCCACCGCGAACAGAGCAATTTACGGCCCATTTGATTTGATTATCAGGCAATGCCCAAGGATTGCGAACTGAGTTCACGCCTAGAAGCCAGCCAGACGAAGCCTTGACTTCTCTTCCTGAAGTAATCTGTGCGCTTTTCATTAGAACATTACTGGATCAGACGCATCTCCGTAGCAAATATTATTTATCTGCGGAACAACCATGGCGTGTCCATCAATGCTTTCCTGCTGATTCTTTAGATAAGCAAAAGCAATCTGCCAGTAGCGAGCCGATTGATCAGCAAAATCTTTATCTTCCAAATCGCAGGCGTGAACAGCAGTAATGATTGCTCGCTCTTGTTCTAGTGGGATGAAGTCATAGACGCTGGTGATGCTTGGAGTCTGGATACGATAAGAAATCCTAGCCCAAGCACAAGGTTTGCCAATGCGAATCCTGCGATACTGCGGATTGACTTCAGAAGGATGATACTGACCAATCAGCGTCATATCATTGCTACGGCCATAGTCGTAAGCGTAAAGCGACACGTAACCCTCAGTAATCGGCTTATCGACTTGATAGACAGACTTAACGAATACTGGAGGAGTTATAGAATCAATAATGAATGTAGATTCATTGGTATTGCCGCTAGTCGTGTAAGATCTGCGACCAGCTACCGAAGTCTCATTCCTTGCGTTATTGGCAGTGTCGTATAGCTCAAACGAATCATTATCTATCCTGCGAGCGTAATATGTCGTTCCAGCAGTCAAGCCAGTTGGAAGAACATCTCCCTCTTTAGCGCGAGGAACAACAGCATCTCCAGTATTGAACTGAGCTTGATACGCATCAATGCTAGTAGATGGCAGAACATTAAATTGACGAATAATATCAACGCTGAGTTGACCAATGCCGGGAGTAGTTAGGCTCTGTAGAGTTGATCCAAGATATACCTTGAACGAATTTCCAGATAACTTGATCGTATAATTGGTTCCAGCAAGAAGTGGAGATGGAAGTGTATTTGTAGTAGAGAACCTAACGACTTCATCCTCGTTCAAATACTGAATGCCACTAGGAGTTATTAAGTCTCCAAATGGAAGTGACTGGAATGCTTTTCTAAGAGCATAGTAAGACTGACCAGAACCAAAAGATGTAATAGTAATAAGGCCAGTAGATCCACCAGCTATCGCATTTGCACTAGAATCATACACCCTTCCAGTCTCGTTATTTATCTTATTTAGATAAAATGGAGTGACGCCATTATCAATAGAAGGATTTGTATTTGGAAGAAGATAATCAGTGCCAAAGTAAATTTCTTGACCAGTAGAAAGATTATTAAATTCGCCTTCCCAATTATTATTGAATGTGACGCTAAACGAACGAGAAAGAGATACATAAACCGTTCCAGTCCCAGTAGATGTTATATTAATATCACTAAAGTCTGATCCCTTGACTGTGAAGTTTCCTGTAGAAGTGTTAAGTGGAACTTCTGCGCGATAAGCAGTTCCAGAAACTAAAGGAGCAGGAAGACTACCAGTTGATGTAAATGCAACAAATACACCAGTTGATGGAGTAATAGTCACGGTTGGAACTGATGTATAACCACTTCCAGATGTTACAACTTGAATAGAGGTTACTTCTCCTGAAAAAGCAGTAATTGTTCCAGTAGCTGGAGATGCGGTTCCAGATGGAACAGAATATGTAAATGTTGTTCCAGTTGCATCTGGAACACTTGAAGTAATTGTTCCAGTAGCTGGAGTTGTTAATGTTGAAGCAACACTATAAGTAAATTCATTTGGATTAGAAAATACAGTAACAACAAAAGATCCATTATATCCAGCAGGAACGGCCCCAGATACCGTAACAATGTCTCCTGTAGAATAATCATGCGGGACTGATGTAGTCGCAGTTGCAGTTGTTCCAGACCTAGTAATGCTAGCAACGCTAATTGTAGTTAGTGGAACCGAAGTGATAACTTTTGTTCCATTATAGACATTGGGTGCAGCCCCAGCAATAGTGACAGATTGACCAATGCTATAGCCATGTGGAGCAGTAGTTGTAGCGGTAGCAATCGTTGCAGCAGAAGTCAATGAAGAAACATTAAGTAGCGCACTATTAATAGTAGCTGTAGCTGTAGCACCAGTTCCGCCTCCACCAGAGATTTTAACTTGAGGAGGCTCGGTGTAATTCAACCCTCCAGAGATTTTCTTGAAACTTGCAACAAATGAAGTCTGAACCCTAGCAGTTGCAGTTGCGGCAGTTGTTGGCGCACCTCCGCTAAATGTAATCGTTGGGGCATCAGAATATCCAAGACCACCACTTGTAATCACAACTTGATTTACTGCGCCAGAAACAAGAATGGCATATCCAGTCGCCGTAGATGTTGCAATATTACTTCCCGGAGGCTGAGATGGTGGGTCAGAGAATGTAACCGTAGGGGTAGATGTATAGCCAGAACCTCCAGCGGTGACAGTAATAGCAACAACTGATCCAACTGTTACTGCTTGGAATTGTGCGCCAGTTCCAGATGGTGTAGCGATATTAAGCCCCGGAGCGGTAATCTGAGATGATGTTCCAGTAGTAACAGTAGCTGCAATTAGCTTTACAATAGAATTTGTGCCACTGCCAGAATCTTTAAGAACAATAGGATTAACAAGGCTAGTTGGAGTAGATGCAACAGCATCAGCTTTGTTTTCGTGCAAAGAAATCGTAAATGGATCAATGACATTTACGAAGTAGTTCTGGTTTGCAATGAGTGGCTTTGGCAGTGTTCCGCTTGCAGTGAATGCCTGAACCTGATCTCCATCATTGTAGTAATGACGAACAGCAAATGTTAGGGTTGTCTGAGGATCAATCTGCTTGCGAATATCAACATTTAGCGAAGCAGTAGTTCCAGTAGTGTAAACTGGATTGATATTCTTTTTCGCATCATTCTCGCTCTCAAATACAGTCAGATGCGTTGCATCTTCAGCATTCGCATAGTAAATCGTTTCAGAATTAAGCGGAGAAGGTAGAGACTGGCCTGCTGGGAATGTAATCTGATTCGCCTCGTCAAGCGTAAATGCAGGAGCAGAGGCTAATTCAAGGGCGGTTACAACTTGCGCTTCACGGCTATCCTTGAACTCCAAATTTCCAGCACCAACGATGCTTTGCAGGTTGATCGGATACTGCAATGCCTCCGCATTCAGAGGATCATTGAAAAGTTGAACGGTAAATGCATCAATTACTCCGATGTAGTATGTCTGACCATTCTCAAGCGCAACAGGAATCGTTCCAGTTGTCGCTGTAACGCTCATTCCTTGACCAGAGGATAGGCCATGCTCAGTTGAAGATTCAAACAAGTTAATTGGAGTGATGGCAACGCTACGAGTCTTTACAGTCGCACCATCTGGCGTAATTGTGCCATAAGCAAAATCAGACTGAGAATGAATTGGGATTAGAAGACCATCAACGCCAGTTCCATTAGCAAGCTGAGAACGAATCGTTCTGTTGTTTTGATCTTTTCCAAGAACACGGATTGTCTTGCCAACATCATTCTCTAGTTCAGCTACAGCTACAAGCTGGGAAGGCTGAATGATGTCCATCAACGTTGCAACATATCCTCGATCATCCCACGCCCACTCAACGGAATTAAACATTCCGCCTTTATTTACATGATATTGAAATAGACGATTGCGGAAATATGTTGGAGAACCATCAATATTAACAGCAAGCGGCACATCAATTCCGCGAGGAAGAGTGACACTACATTTATCCCAACCCGTGCAGACATCGACATCAGCAACTGAATGAGTCCAATGTCCAGACTCCATTAGAGTTGCTACTGCCTGCTGAATCTTGCGAAAGATTTTACTTTCGTCAGTTGTTCCTAAGATTTCAGCGCATTCTTCAAAGATTTGAGAGACAAACATGG